CCCAATAAGGATGTACTGAATCATTGTGGTAATGTGTTGCACCTTCTGTGAAGTCATACACTGAACCATATAAAACTTTTTCTGCAACCAATAAACATTCTTCCCATGTCTCACTGTCTTCTGGTATATCAGGCTTACCATCACAATACCAGCTGAACTGACATTGATGTTTGATTGGCCATATCTTACCTTTCCAATTAGTGTATGTTGGTCCTTGTGTTATAACGCTTTGTGGATCATCCATCCACTGCCATGAGTCTACTCTGTTCATAGTGACAAGACCTACAGCAAGTTTACCTGCTTCTGATTGGTTACCAGCTTCAAAGTATATGTTCATAGCTAACCAGAACCTCTCATCGTTTGGATCAGATGGATATGCTTTACCTGTATATAATCCTATACAGAATCCTAATACTAACATGCATAGATATTTCTTTGTCTTCATTGATATCATCATATGCCTAGTATCCTGTTTGCCTTTGATGGATCCAATCGGCCGCCCTCTTGCAATGTCTCGATAAGCTGATCCATTACGAACACCTCATCCATACATCCATGCTGGAAGTATGAGTCTTTTGCTGATTTGAAGAACTCTAACAACTGTCTGGATGAGTATCTATCGCCATCGTCCATACGTGCTGGTTTCATGTTTGCTGTTCTTTGAAATGCCATATCTTTTTCCTCTCAAGTATAGGGGTATTATACATAAAAAAGTAATTAAAGTCAACAGGGTTAACCACATTTGATGTCAATTCAACACCGTTTCATCCAAAAAAAAGCCCGCATTTCTGCAGGCTTAAAAAACATATATTTTTATAAATTATTCTCGGAAAGGGCCAACCCCAGGCTTTGTCCTTTCAATTCCTGTAATTCAGATAAACTGAACACTTGCCACTAGATCCCAGTCCCCACTGCGTCTAACAAGAATATCGGCGACTCAATGAGTCGCTGTATATTTATAACCAACGTTTTTTTGCGTCTAAGTGAAGTCTTTGAAGACATCGCTTATCGGCTTCTCACCTTGACCAAACTTGCCTTTATCAAATATAGGAGAATCGTCCACTATATCTGACTGGGCTGTTTGCTCCACATCATATAATCTCATCTTACTCTTATCTACACCGATAACGAATCTTCTGAGAAATCCTGGATCAGCATACCTATTTTTAAGCTGCTTCACCATAAACTGATCTAATGCTTCGAGCTCTTCTGTTTGTGAGAGCGCCAACATAAAATCAGCTGTCGCCGGTAAACCGAAACTTTCCGACGTATCTTCCAAACCAATGTCAGAGCTCGAGTAACCCGATCTATTGGTCTGTGTAGCGCTAACGATTGGCACGTTGCATTCCACAGCCAATCCTCGTAGCTCTTCTGCAATCGATTTAACAATCGTATAACTGCCTGCATTCATTCCTCCCTTCAGCCTTGATGATGTGCATATATTGAGATAATCAATGTATACTATATCTGGCTTGAAGTCTTTCTTTGTTTTTAACTCTTGGATCAAATGTCTAAGATGGTTAGCATTAGCTGTTGCTGTAGGATACTCCTTCACAATCAACTTACCAACTGTCTTAGCTTGTAGTCTTGCCATCTTCTTCTGGAATGACTCCTTAGGAAGAACAGATAGGTCCTCTAATGTAACATCCAATAGGTTAGCATCAATCCTTTCAGCTATCCTTTCTTCTGCCATCTCCATAGTAACATACAATACATTCTTACCCTCTACCATATTAGCTGCTGCACAGTGACACATGAACAATGACTTACCTACACCAGTACCAGCCATAATAATGTTGAGTGTCTTATTAGGGATGCCACCTTTGGTAATCTTATTCATCATCTCTAAGTCAAAGGGAACGCGTGTCTCTTTTGTATGATAGAACTCGTATCTCTCTTCAGCGTCATCAATGAAGTCATGACCTACTGAGTTATCAAAAGATACTTGTAGTGCTTCCTGTAGTAAGGTAGGAAGCTGACCTTTGTTGTCAGGTTTGTTCTCAAGTATATCAATACTACTCATGATAGCATTGTATACAGCTTTGTCCTGACAGAACTTCTCCGTCTCATCCAGCAACCATTGTTCATGTACTGGTTGTGGATCCACTTCTATGAATTGCAATGCAGTATCAATAGTGCCTTGATCGACATTACCGACATTGCTTAACTCAATTCGTATAGCTTCTTTATTTGGTACAGTGTTGTACTTCTCAAAATATTCGCGAACTAATTTGTATACTACCTTGTGACTCAAGTCGTTAAAGTATTCCTCCTTAATAAAAGGAAGGATCTGACGAGTATATTCTTCGTCATTGATTAATCCATGTAATATATTCTGTTCGATCATACTAATTCTTCTGCAATCCCTAAAATTTCTGCTGCGACTAATAAAAATCCAGCAACAATAACATTACCAATCATAAGGTAACCACCTGCTCCAATCCTAAGCATGCTCTTCAGTATCGATATCCTCAGATGCCATTTCGGGTCCGGTTGTTCCATAACTATACTCCTGTTTTGCGAACCCATCCAGTTGATCTAATATCTCAGGTGTGAAATATTCTTCAGGGTTCTGGTTTATATGTTTTGCAAATACTTTCTTACCCTGAGGAGTCACTACACGTGTACCTTCCTTGCTGAATAATCCATATTTGATACCTAAGTCTAATAAGCCATAGTACCTATCAAGACCACCCGTGTAGCTTAATAGTATCTCAGCCTTTGAGTTCTCTTTAGACAATCTTGACTTGAACATAGATGCTTTAACAATGATCCCTGTGATCTCCTTTGTAGTTGCATCACGTTCTTTCTTCTTACCTAAGTATACAATTGTTGATGCTGCATACTTGAGTCCTGTACCACCACCCATCTCTTTTTGAGGGATATACGAGCCTATGACTTCGTATACGTGGTTGGTTACTAACATTGGAATACCTGCCTTAGCTAGCTTCAATGTAAGTACTCTGAACGCTGCTTTGATGACCTGAGCCTTAGTCATATCTCTAGTCTCTTTGCCTTCAGTAATGTCTTCTAGTTCTTTAGTAGTTGATAGTAGTCCTAAACTATCTAACACAAACATAAAAGGAGGTCGTTTCTCCTTCGGTGTCTTATCATACATATCGATTGCTCTCAATGCATTATGTCGGAATTGCTGGATAGTCTGAGGTTCTGAAACAATGACTCGTGTTGTATCAATTCCTCTGTCTTCCATCATCTCTTTAGTCACCGCAGCTTCAGTATCAAAATACATGACACCAGCAGTTGGATCAGCGTCTAGGAATGCCTTAACAGCACCCAAAACAAAGAAAGTCTTGCCTGTAGCAGACTCTCCAGCAAAAGCGGTTACTTTATTGTTTGGTATACCACCATAGATGGATCCACTTAACAAAGCGTTTAAAATATACGACCCCGAATCAACGGTTCCGCTAAACTCTCCAGCAGATAAACCATCTGCCACAATTGAGGTATCCTCGTCTTTGAGGTCCTCTACAAAATTCTTAAAAAAATTACTCATATTCACTCCTGTCTTAGTAGCACTATTATACGCAATGTTATCTTAAATGTCAACTGGGAATTGTATATTGTTTGCCCATTCAATATAGTCGTCGAAGTCAGTCTGACCTATCTTAATGTTGAGCTCGTGATCTCTTGCGTCCCACGGTGCTGCAAATCCTATTTTAGTCTGTCGTTCTCTCACATGATCTGGAAGATACTCAGCCAACACATCTCGGATTAGATATTTGTATCCGCCAAAGTTGTGATCATTGCCTATAAGTTTGAATGCACTTGGGATTCTTAATGCATATCGTGCCAGTTCTTGATGAAGGAATGGTAGTCTGCTTTCCATACCAAAAGAACCAGCTATGTGATCAGTAGTTGTGGCAAAGCCATCCCCATGACAAATTAGACGCATGAATCTCTTGTTGTTCATAGCGTCATATCCAAGGAACTCTGGCTTAACTACTTCTGATAAATGCTTCCACTTCTCATTAGTTTTTATTAGTTCTGCATAATCTGCTCTATCAACTTGTGCAGCATTTGGATTGTGGAATATTTCATTGTCTCCATTGTACCCAGTGAACAATTCATCTGCACAATCACCTGTGATATAAATTTTAGCTTTATTCTTTTTAGCCATCTTTATATTAAAATATCTTGGATCAATTCTATTTCTATCCCACATAGGAACAGTCAATGCATCAATAGACTCGTTTCTCAAGTTATGGTCTTCGTGGTAGTATGATGTATGAAACTTCATGCCATGATGCTTTGCTGTCTTTCTTGCCATCGGTGCTTCTGTAAACATTCCATCATTGACTGATACATGATCAGCATTATTTTTCTTGAAACTTGTTGATGTGGCTGTTACTGGAATGTCCAGTGAAGCACATACGCCAGCAATAAGACTTGAATCCAGGCCTCCACTGAGGGCTATGGTTGATTTGATCCCTGGTGCATAACATACCTCACCAATACTCTTAACTGCTAACTCTTTAAACTCGTCTGCATCATAACTATAATTGGGTGCTAA